AACATGATTTAGATACTTTTGGTAAAAACGTTTTGTCGGCAATGGTGAGGGACGGATACACTTATATCATTGTAGACTCCCCAAGATTTGACGAAGATGAGGTACAGAGTTTAGCAGATGTTGAGGAAAATGGTATAAGGCCTTATTTTGTACAAGTTGATAGATCACAGGTGGTTAATGCAGAGTTAGATTATTTTGGAAATTACAGCAGAATAGCGATAAGAGAAACGTACTATGAGCGAAAAGGCTTATATTTAAAGCAGCGAAAGCAACAGATAAGGCAATACGAGCTTACTAAAAACGGTGTAGAGCTTAGCATATGGAGAAACCAAGAAAAAGTGGAAAGCATTATGTTTAATATGGATGTAGTGCCAGTTGTAAAAATAGGCGACAGCGATATACCCAAGTTGTATGATCAGGCAAAAATAAATATAAAACATTTAAACAGAAACAGCGAAAAATCAAACTATGTACGAGTAGGTGCTGCGCCTTTTCCAGTTGTTAAAGGATCGCTAAAAGATGGTGACGGTGCAAAAACTTTGTCGATCAACCAAGGGTTGCATTTTGTAGACAGCGAAGGGTCATTTGAGTGGGCTGAGATGAGTGGCAAAAACTACGAAATGATCCAGAGAGAGATCGAGTATCTTGAAAAGCAAATGGAACGTGTAACCGTTGAATTTGTAACAGATATGAAAAATGCAACCGCCACTGAAGTGGAAAAAGCAAGCACAGCAAATGAAAGCAGGCTTAAAGATTATGCAAAGCAGCTTGAGGAAGGTATCAATAAAGCTATTGAAATGATGAATTTGTTTACCGAGGTTGAACTTGGCGAAAATATCATAAAAATAAACACAGACTTTGATAGCAATATATTAACCACACAACAAGCACAATTCCTGCTACAGCTTAGAACGCAGGGTGTTATTAGCTACGATATGCTAATAGATATGCTGGTAAAAGGTGAGTTGTTGCCATTCCTCGATGAAAAAGAAAAGGAAACCGAAAAATTAAAAGTTAAAGACGAGGGCGGTGAAGTTTGACACTGCTTGATAAGAATCTAATTAGCGAAACGCTTTTTGAAAATATACAAACGCAGTCTTACAATGATTTGGAAGCAGCGCTTCGAATAGCAGAAGAAAGAGTTATAGCTGAACTAGCAACAAGCACTGATGAAATGAGCAGGGATAGACTTAATAAAATAAAAGCTTTGATAACCAATGAGATTGCAAAATCTTATAGCGGATTGTTTGAAAGTCTGCAAGATGAAGCCGTGGAAGCCGCAGCGCTGGATTATGGGCTAATGCTTGGAACAATAGGGGCTACTTTACCAAAAAAGACAGTTGATGATATTGTAAACTCACGCAGGCTTATAAACATGAGTCCTGAAAAAGCATACGAGTTTAAAGAGCTGTTTAAAATAACAGAGGAAAACCATGCGCGCCAGCTTAGAACAGTTATAGCCGCCGGTGTTGCGCAAGGTAAACCATCGCAAGAGATTGTAAAAGATTTTAAGATTGAAAGCGACCGATTATCAAAAGGCCAAATAAACACAAACATAAAAACAGTTATGGGGCAAAGCCGAAAATTTGGCAGGCATAAATCGTATCAATTGCTTGAAAAAGAAGGTGTTGTGGATGGGTATGTATATAATGCAACGCTGGACGGCAGGACTTCTTTGTACTGCCGGGACATGGACGGTACTGTTGAAAAAAGACCAATTACTGAAATTTCAAACCTTGTAAAAGTACATGCAAATTGCAGGAGCGAATGGCTGCCATTAACCAAAAACAAAAAAGACAACACAAGGGCATCTCAGTTCGGGCAGACAAAAGAGAACAATTTTGAAAGCTGGTTTTTGAAGCAACCAGAATGGTTTAAAAAGCAAACTTTGACAAATAGACAGTATTCAAATCTGCTAAAAGACAGATATAAAGTAAAATCGCTTGCTGATATAACAAAAAAACAAAGGATTAATGACGTGCGAAACGCTTTTAAGCGTATGATATAATTTTATAAATCACTTTGTAAGGATTAAAATGGACTTTGAAAAACTAAGATCGTTTGTCGGTGACAACGAAGACGGCATCAATTATGTTGATAAGATTGAAAAAGAAGCAAATGAGTTGGTTGAAAAAGTAAATTCTCTGGAGACTGCTAAAAACGGCACTCTTGAAGATTTGAAAAAATTCAAGCAAGGCAATAGTCTTGTTAAAGAAAAACTCGGTCTTGAGCAACTTAACGAAGAAGCTCTTGATGAAGCTTTAAAAGGTCTTGGAAACAGCAAAGCAGACGAAAAAACTAAAGCTGAGATCGAGCAGTTAAAAAGCAAGCTCGATGAAGCGAACAAGCAAAAAGACGAAACTGTACAGCAGTATGAAAACAGGTTGTCAGATATGGCGCTTACAAACAATATCCGTGATTTGGGTGTAGGACAGCTGGCAAGCACAAAAATAGCCGAGCAGACTATCTTGAGCGAATTGAAAAAAGGTGCTGTTCTGGATGGTGATAAAATTGTGTACAAAAACGAAGATGGCAGCACGGTGTACAACGGCACAAGTATTATGACACCAGACAAAAAGCTTGAACAGATGCGATCCGATGAAAATTGGAAGCCTTTTTTTAGAGCAGACGTAAAATCAGGCGGGGGAGCATCTGAAAGCAAAGGTGACGGTTCGGCCAACAAGATTGGTGGTAGCAAGCAAGAAAGAACAGAAGCTATCCGCCAAAAATTCAAATTATAAAAGGATTATAAATGGCACTATCAGATTTGAAGGTATTTTCACAATATCTTACAGAAGCAACAATTGAAACGGTGGCACAAGAGATTGAACGCTTTAACGGTTCCAGCAACAACACAATCGTGCTTAGTTCAGATGGTTTTGACGGCGATTACATGCAAGAAGCAATGTTTGCAAGCCTTCACAATGCGCAAAGACGTGTGGATTTAAACGCTGCAAATACAAGCGTATCAAGTACATCACTTAGTCAGTTGCAAGCAAACAGCGTAAAAGTTGCCGGCGGTTTTGGCCCAGTACTATGGGAGCCTGCAACTCTACAATGGATTAGACAAGATGAGGCCGCTGCGCTTGAAGCTATTAGCAGAAATATGAGTGAAGCAATTTTGCAGGATCAGCTTAATACTGTAATTAGCTCTATCGTGGCGGCAAGTGAAAATAACGCAAACGTTACAAACGATATATCAGCATCTTCTGGTCTTTCACAGGCGGCGATTAACAGCACACATGCAAAATTTGGTGACCGAAGCGCATCTCTTAGAGCGCAGGTTATGAATGGACAGGCTTACCACAAGCTTATTGGTGAAGCACTTACAAATAGCAACCAGCTTTTTTCTAGCGAGGGTGTGCTTATCGTTGACATCCTTGGAAAGCCTGTTGTTGTTACAGATGCACCAGCACTATATGAGTCTGGCACTCCAAATAAAATAAAAGTGCTTAGCTTGGCTGAAATGGCAGGCATGGTCAGCGACGGTGGATCTCTTATTACGAACATTGAGCAGTCAAACGGCAAAGGACGTATTGAGACGACTATGCAGGCGGACTACAATTTTGGTGTAGGCGTTAAGGGCTACGCATGGGATACTGTAAACGGTGGAAACTCTCCGAGTGATGCTGAGCTTGGAACGGGTACAAACTGGGACAAGTACGTCACAAACGATAAAGACACCGCCGGCGTTATTACGGTGGCAGACGCAGACCAATAAAAAGGTTGATTAATGGCGAATAAAAATAACATCTGGTACGTGGAATTTCCCACGTATCGGTACACGCAGGACGTTAAAGAGTTGGCTGCAAAAAAAGGCCTGAGAATTGTTGACGCTAAATTTAAAGGCAAAAACAAGCAATGCGAAAATGCACCTTCGCTGACCCTTAAAGATGAATACAAACCCAAAAAAGAAGATACCCATACACAAAGAGAAAAGTAGCCTCATCGGCCCCATCTAGGTGGGGCTTTTTGAGTTTACGAAAGGTTAAAGATGGCACTTGTAATTTACCCAGCAGACGAATATGACAGCTTTTGTAGCGTTGTTGATGCGGACGCAGTAATTGGAAACTACTTAACAGCGAACAACGCTACAAACTGGAACGATCTATCGCCAACAGACAAAGAGAGCTTGCTTCGGCAATCCACGCTTATTATAGAAAGCAAAATAGACGAGTTGCCTGAAAATATGGAAAATAACTTAAAAACGGCTACTGCTTATCTTGCTTTTTATTCAATCGGCAAGGATATGATTGACGGCGGGCAAAGTGGCAATGTAAAAAGAAAAGAGATCGTTGATGTTGTGGAAACAGAATATTTTAATCCTACAAAATCGCAAAACGATTTACCGGATATCGTAGCGACTCTCTTAAAAAAATATGAATACAAAGCTGGTGGATTTAGCTTTGTGAGGGCTTAAAAATGGATGATGCACAGTTGGCAATAGAAGACATAAAACAAGCCATGAAAGAATACGGCAGCAATGTGACAATAGAAAAAAGCACAGACGAAGTGCGTGACAGTTATGGAAATGTAATAACACCAGCCACAACCGTGGAAACAAACTTAAAGGCTCTTATAGCAAGCAGAGCTGCGGATGAAAATTTATCCAAGCTTACAAAAGACGAAAAACAAAGCTATAATTTATCTATGCGGTTTTATACAACCAAACCTATAAACAAGCAGGATTACACAGTTGCTTACAATGGCGAAACTTATCAAATAGTAAACATATTTGAAAAGGTTTTGCAAAATACGGTTTTGATTTATGAAATATTGGTTAAAAAATAATGGGAAAAGTTGAAGAAGAGCTGGAAATGATTGAAAAACAAAGAAGAAAAGTAACTTCTGAAACAGCAAGCGATCTATACAGAGAGCTTATAGAAAAAACACCCGTTGACACCGGGCAACTAAAAGATGCATGGGAGCTGAACAACATGGGTGAAGGTGAATGGCTTATCCAAAACCCAATGGAATATGCTAATAAAGTATTGCAACCTTATAATAAAGAAGCAAGAGTTGGGTCTATGCAATTGCCGGCTGGGATAGAGCCAATTATTGAAAAACACCATCGCATATTGCAAAATCGTTTAAAGGTTATAAAATGAGTGCTTTGTCTTGTAGTGCAGAATGTGAGATTTACTTCAAAGACAACTGGGTAGATACGCCGCTTCATATTGATGATGTAGCTTTTGAAAATGACAATTACGAAAAGTACATAAGATTAAACTATATAAATGACGGCAGTGATCTTGTTGGGATACAATGCAGTAGAGATACATTTGGGTACTTGCAAGTGTTTTGCTACCACAAGATTAAAAAGTTGTCTTTGGGCCTTAGCGACGACATAAAAGAGTTTTTTGATAATATAGACCTACCCAAAGATATCCACTCCAAAGACGGGCAACAGTACCCGACACAGGAGTTGGAGAATGGGTATTTCGTAACGCTTGTTCAGTTTCGTATTGAAAAATACAGCTGATTTTACAAACTTAATAAAAAGGATATACAATGGCACGTTTAAACACTAAAGCATTTGCTTTGTTTTTAAAAAGCGGTGGCACTTTACCTACACCGCCAGACAACTTTATAGAGCTTGACGAAAAGCTACTTTTGGCACCGGACGTAAAAGTTGAAAACTACAAACGTTTCAATGGCAAACTCGGCGCAAACGACAGCTACGCAGACGCCTGTGATACAACGGTTGAGGGTGCAACTATTTCGCACAAAATGCGCTACCAAAACGCGGCAGCTGATGCTTTGGATACCGTTCCACAATACGGCGAACTGCTAAAAATCGGAGGTTTTACCGAAAATGTTGACACTACAACTCCCGGTGAGGAAACTGTTACTTATACTTGGAACAAAGACAGCTCGCCCGCCTTAGCATCAGCTGTCTATTATTTAGATGGCAAGAAACAGACTATGACAGGCAGTGTAGCTGCTAACGTTTCTTTCTCTTTTGAAGTCGGGATGGCTGCAAATATTAGCGGATCATTGTCTGCCTTCTTGGATAATGACGGCGTGGCTGCAAATGAAGCAAATCCAACAGTACCACTAAGTGACGAAGGTTGTCTTATGGTCGGTTGTGCTGATGTTTTTACAGAAGATGGATCGTCTATAAAAATGCAATCCATGGAAATTGACATGGGTGCTCAAATAAATAAATTCTACGGTCTTAATTTAAAAGAGTATGAAACCAGCGATTTTGAGCCAAGCGTAAATGTTGATTTTTCTTTGGACGGTGCTGATTACAATGCGGCAATTCAAAAACTACAGAATGAGACAACGGTTGACATAATCGTAAAACTTGGCACTAATGCGGGCACTGAGGTTAGTGGAAAAACAGTAATGTTTGAGATCACAAACGTTAAATTTAGCAATTACAGTGATTCTGACGACAATGATACCGTGCAAAGAACGCATGAATTCATTTTAACTGCAGACAGTGAATTTACGATAAAACACGGCTACTACGCATAGCAAACTGCCCAGTAGACTTTGAGTCCGGTCTGCTGGGTATAGCCAGGACTCAAAAAAAATAGAAAGGACTAAAAAAATGGCAAAATTAAATACTTACGACAATTTTACAATAGAGGTTCCAAAAGAAGATGGGACTATGCAGGAAATAAAAGGTATCTTATTACCTGAAACAAAAACATTCAAAAAAGAGTTGAAACAAAAATATGACGACAAACTAAAAAGTGCAATAAAATTGCAAAAAGAAAACAAAGAGCTTATGCGCCTTAACCAAAAAATTGAAAACGTTAGCGAGCGCATAAAGATAGCTGAAGGCGAAGAAAAAAAAGAACTGTTAAACGAACAACAGACACTTTTGGATCGCGCGTACAAACTATCAGACAAGCTGGAAAAAGACAGCAACGGCTTTGACGGAGACGATATCCAAGAAGGGAAAGCGGTTGATCATATTGAGAATAGAGTTGAAAGCAAACAGTATGACGAGATCGTAAAACTTGGAGAGCAATACGGGTACGTTATGGTTCTTAACACGATCCTGGAGGACGTAGAACAGGGAAAGCAAAAAAACGAGAGCGATTGATAACGTGGGCAGAGCAATACGCTAAAAAAGCAAGTTTTGAATTTCACGATGAAAGGGATTTGGAATCTTTAAAAAGTGACGAATCAAAGGTTGTTGTTTTTGAAAATGACGATTATGAGGAGCTGACAGTTGTGAGCATTTTTAAATCTCTGCAATTTGAGTTTCCACCTATGGGTGGCAAGCCAAGCGGATACCAGTACCAAAAATGTAAAGACATGATTAAGTGGATGGGATTGAAACCAAAGCATTATGTGCCGCTTATAGACGCAATGTTTAACAGCTTCGTGTCTTCGCTCCCTGAAAAAAACAAAAAATAAAATGTTACAATAAAAACAAAAAGGGCTATTGATGGCGGTACTACCGATAAAAGTAACTACTTCTGGCGTAAGCAAAGTTGACTCTCTTAATAGATCGGTACGCCGTCTTGACCAGTCACATGAAAAAGCAAAGCGATCCGCATCAGGTCTTTCAAGCGGATTGAAAACCTTAGCGGCTGGTGCTGTTGCATACATAGCCATAGACAGGCTTGCATCTTCTGTTCTTGATCTTGGTACCAGCTTTGTTAAAACAGCCGACCAAATGAGTCAACTAAACAGTAGATTGAAACTCGTAACAGACAGTACAAAAGAATATCAAACTGCGCAAAAACAACTTTTAAGAATATCTAATGAAGCTCGAGTTGGTTTGCAATCTACATCTAATCTATACACACAGCTTGAGCGATCTACAAGTGCGCTTAGTATTTCGCAAAATGAACTTTTAAACGTAACCGGAACTATATCTAAAGCGCTAACTATATCCGGGGCAAGTGCGCAGGCGGCGGATGCTGCACTATTCCAACTAAGCCAAGGTATGGCAGCTGGAGCCCTTAGAGGGGAAGAGCTTAACAGTATATTGGAGCAAACTCCAAGGATCGCACAAGCAATAGCAGCAGGCATGGGCGTTACAATTGGCCAGCTTAGAGATCTTGGAGCAGAGGGGGCGCTGACAACAAAAAAAGTCATAAATGCTTTAAAAGGGCAAGCGCAAGTCATTAACGCAGAATTTAAAGGTGTAGCTGTAAATGCACAACAAGGCTTAACTGTTATACAAAATGAGATAGACAGCATTATTTCAAGATTAGACATCCAAAACAAAATAACTCAAATTCTTGGCAAAAGCTTTGTTGCTCTATCTGAGACTGTTGAGACGTTGGTTACTACAGCATTTAAAGAGCTAACTGGCGAATCTTTAGATTTTGGAAAATTTGCCAAATTCGCAATAACAGAAACAATAAAATCGTTAGGCGCGCTTTATGATTTTATAGAAAGCATTGGAGATTTTTTTAAAATTATTGGGTACAGTGCATCAAATGCTTTTAACGGAATTCAAGTCGCAATAACAAAAACAGCACTTGAGGGCATGAAGATATGGAACAGCTTTGGAAATGATACAATACAAATTTTTGAGGACGTTGCAAATTTTGTAGACAAAATATGGACTTTCCAAATAAACAACGTAATTAAGCTTATAAACACAGCTATAAAAGCCGCAAATCTCATACCTTGGATAAATCTTCCAACAGTTCCACTTGTAGAACAGAGTAAAGAAAAAGATTTTGGCAAGTTTAAAGAACAAGACATGTCAAAAATGCAAAGCGCATGGGAGCAGGCAAGTGAAGATTTCAGAGAGTCTAATAAAAAATTAAAAAAATCATATGAAGATTTAGGAGATTTTTCTACGACAGGCCGTGACACCGCCGAAAAAATGGTAAGTCAATTTAATGCTAATTTTGACGAGCTTATGCAGGAAAGAGATAAATCAGCAACATCAGGCGCAGTAGCGCAAGCAACTAAAGCTTCTGGAGGCAATGGTGACACACCTTCGGAAAAAACAGAGTTTGAGAAAATACTTGAAAACACTTTAGGCGAAAAAAACAAACAAATTGAGGAATTAAAACAACAATTCAAAGAGGAAAACGATCAACAAAAAGAATCTATTGATATAAGCAAAGAAAAGATAGACCAAACCGAAGAGTTAATAGAGCAGGATAGAGAAAAATCTGAAAACAACGAGTCTTTAATTGAACAAGGAAGCGTACAAAACAATCTAATTGATGAGCAGGCCAAGAATTATGATGATCTTTCAGACTCAACTAAAAAAGTAAATAATGAAATTGAAAAAATATCGTTTGCTTTTAGTGATACTCTGTTTAGTGCATTAAGGAAAAGCAACAGTGCGCTTGAAAACGTTGCAACAACGCAAACACAAACTGTACAACTATCTTATAAGCAAGCCTTAGAACAAGCAACAGAAGCAAGGGAGGAGCTTGTATCAAACCCGCTTGATGTTGGAATAGGAGAAAAGTACGAGAAAGCCTTTAGCACTTTTGTGGACGCATCTGCAAGCTTTTTGGAAGACCCTGGAAAATTCTCAAGCCAGGCTGATTATGCTTTTGCGCAGGCTACAGTAGGTGGACAGACAAAACAATTCCAAGAAACAGCGCAGGATGCTGTTGACGTAAACAATGCAATGCTTACAATGCTTGAAGCTATAAACGGTGCGCTGAAAGACGGCGTGCTCACAGATGAGGAGAGCCAAAAACTAAAAACTTTATCTTCTGATATAAATGACAAAAATACAGAGCTGTTAAAAACAGACACAGTTTTAGGTAAAGAGACAACCGTATCAGGACTTTATGCAGGCGAAGACATAAACACCAAAGTAAAAGACAGTACCGGAAATATTGTCGACCCTGCAAAAGACGAAACTGTTGGAAACCTTTATGCAGGTGAAGACATAAACACCAAAGTAAAAGACAGTACCGGAAATATTGTTGATTTAGCCAAAGATGAAACTGTTGGAAACCTTTATGCAG